AATGCTAACACCGAACTTATCCGCCAGTTCCTCACACGTTTTAGCCCCATCCTGACAGATAAACTCAATCATCATGTCCGCGGTAACTTTTTGTTCGACCTCCCCGGTCAGCACATCCGGTACTTCAGACTGTGCTGGCTGCTCTTCGGTTACCCCGGATTCACCTTCACCAGCCAGAAACCAGGTGTGACCCGTTTTATCAACAACGCCATTTTTTTGAGTTCCCACAGTTCGTTGAGAACTTCTTCACGGCTGATATCAAGCCGCGCCGCCAGTTCAACAGAATTGGCTTTACCCATCGCTTTCAGTGCATGCAATACGGTTTCCATTAAAACTTCCTCCCGGTAAAAATCACTTCGCAATTCCTGGCTGGACGACATTCGGACGCCAGCTCTCCCAGTTAAAATTCACCCATCGCCCGCCGTTCATGGTCATGCGATCCATAATCCGCTCGCCGAGCAATGTTTTCATGGCCTCATAGTTCAGGTTTGTCAGCATCCCCACGCTGCGCATCGACGCTGTCCGGCGATCAACAATCTGGTGCAGCACCACCTGCTCGTTTTTCGTCTCGCGCTGAATGCCAATTTCATCAAGAACCAGCAGATCTACTTCGCACAGCTCCCGCAAAAATTTTTCGCCTGACTGCCCGTCGTCATAGCTGGCGTGCAGGGCGCTCATAACATCAGCCACGGTAACCACAATCACTGTCTGACCGTCTTTCAGCAGGCGATTCCCGATAGCTGCCGCTAAGTGATTCTTCCCGGTACCAGGTTTTCCGCTGAACGCAAAATTTGTACACCCGGTCATCAGTTCATCGGCGATGGATTTCGCCTGGCTTAACGCGTATCGCTGGCCGTCGTTCTGCACCTGGTAATTCGCAAACGAGCATTTACGGTGCAACGGCTGGATGCCTGAACGATTCAGAATTTTTTCCACCCGCAACTGGCGATTCAGGCGGTTGATCTCCTCGCTACGTTTCTGGCCTTCAGCAAGTTGCCACTCGCGCCACTCCGCTACCGTTCTGAATGGGGCGGTTACATGTGGCGGGGTCAGTCGGCGGATGCGTTCCAGAACGCCGCCTGTCGCAATATTTTTCATGGTCCGTTACCCCCTGAAGCCTGGCGGGATCGCACTGTCCGGCAACGAGACAGTGTTAACCTGTCGGAGCAACGTCTCAGGCCGAACACCTTTCGGCGCGAACAGGCCCTGGTATTCATTGGCGATGCTGTGTCGAATCACCTGCTCAGGTGTAAAACCCTGCTGACGGAATTTTTCCAGCTCCCGTATCGCCCCGTTAGCGCCCTGCTCCGTTCGAATCGGTTTTCGCAATGCCTGCCTGAACTTAACCCACTCATGCCAGAGTGTTTCCGGCAACCAGTCAGGCAGCTCGATAGCCTCCGGCTCGAATTTTTTAGACGCTCGTTTTTGGCGAGGGGGATTTAGGGGGAGATCAGTATTTATATCTTCCTCTTCCTCTTCCTCTGGTAACGCTTTTTGATCCGTTTGTGTAACGCTGCCAGCGTTACCTTTTCGTTTCAGTTCGCGTATTTTTGTAACTCGCTCGTTTGTAACCGCCCGTTTTTTAGAGCTTTTTCCGTTATGACGTTCAAAGTTAGGTAGAGAAAGCCCACCGTCATTTTCGACCAGCCATCCAACCTGAATTAACGCATCAGCAAAACCAGCCATAAAAGTGATGCGGTCTATTGCACTTTTTGTAACGCCGCGAGCGTTACAATCTGCATTACCGTCTATCATTTGTTGATCCGCCCATGCCCAGAAGCGAATAACCTTCCCTAATGCGGCATCTGGATCAATATTCAGAATCTCAGCAAGCCTGAATATTTCCGGCTTATCCGGCGTAATAACCTCGAGCTTTATCCAGTTTGAAGCCATTTGTTTTCACCTTGTAACGCTCGCAGCGTTACATTTAACTGATACCGAACAAAACAATCCGGCACGATCAATTTCAATCAATGCACTACGACAGAATCGCCGGGCGACCCACCACCGCTGAAATGTGCTTTCCGGTAAACGGCCTGGACTGCATCATCATGCGCATCAATTGCCGTACTCAACGCTTCCTGCGCCGCCAGTAATGCACGGCGTTCCAGGGTATCGAAGATGCAGAGTCGGTGACGCAGCTCGCGCGGAAGAATTGCCAGAACCGCAGGGATCAGTTTCTGAATTTTTTCCCTTTGCGCTTTCGTTTCACCTTTCAACCAACGGTGATAGATATTCTGCTGATTGTTCCAGTCCTTGCCTGGTACAAGGGGCAATTCGCCGCCCCCCTGGCGCAGATATTCTTCAGTAATTGCGTTAGCGACCCACGCCTGCCCTTTTTCGGCTGCCAGGGCTAACAACACTGATTCGATGTGCTCATGCCTGATTTTCATGAATCAACCGCTCCTATGCTGTTTTCGCTATGCTTACCGTCTGGGGGGAATACATCGTCAAGTCCACAATGAGCGCCAAGCCGATTAAGGGTAGAAACAATTTTTCTGCACTCCTCTAGTCCAGGGGTACGAAAATTTGCTTCGTAATTTGCCAGTCGGCTTTGTATCCACCCTAACTGAACAGCAAGTTGTCTTTGAGACAGCCCAAGCTGTTTTCGATATGTTGAAATTTTGTTCATTGAAAACCTCCGATGACAATTTTAAACACACCTTGTGTTATATGGTCAATCTGTTTTGTGTTTTATGTAAATCACGATTCGTGATACAAGGATGCAATGGAAAAAGAAAACGAAAAAATTGCCGCTAGTAGGCTCAATGACAAAATTGCAATGCGTCTTAAAGAGCGCAGGCAGAAGCTTGGTTTATCTCAAGGAAAACTTGCTGAAATCTGCGGATGGACGCAATCGCGTATAGGTAACTATGAGGCGGGCAGCAGAAATGTTGGAGTGCATGACGCTGTCGTATTGGGAAAGGCACTTGGCATATCTCCTCCTGAGCTCCTATTTGGAGAACAGGAATCTTCTGAATTGTGGTTAAATGAATCCCAACGAAAACTTCTTGAGTTGTTTAACCAGCTACCTGGCTCAGAACAACAACGAATGATTGAGCTATTTGAAGTCCGGCTAAAAGAAATCGATGAGTATGTAGAAAAATATTTGAGAGGCAGGCTTAAAGATAATCCCCCACCGGAGTAATGATCTTGCTATCACAGTAATATGCCAATCAGCCCGCTATCAGCGGGCTTTTTTGTACCATCATCATATGACACCCACCACAAAACACATTTCGTGTTGACATAAGAAAACGCATTGTGTTTAATAAGCATATCCAAACAACGCCCCACCAGAGAACGGCTGGACAATACCTCGAGTTATCCAGCCACTGAACAGGGCTAAGTAGCCAGCCTGAGGCATACGAACATGACGGCAGTTGTTGATTGATACAAAGCGCAGTAGATAAAACGTTCCGCCACCCGGCGTTAAGGGGAAATGAGGTCAACATGGATACTATCGATCTTGGCAACAACGAATCTCTGGTATGTGGCGTGTTTCCCAATCAGGACGGCACATTCACCGCCATGACGTATACCAAAAGCAAATCGTTTAAAACCGAAGCTGGCGCGCATCGCTGGTTAGCAAGAAACTCCGACTAATGAGGTTGACGATGGAATTTAAAGATTTACCTCCTTCAATCCAGGAGATTGCAGCACACACACTTCGTCATCGTCTGAACGAACTTGAATTGGAATCGGTAACGAAAAAAGACACTGATAATATGGCTCGTAATGTGCGCGATGCGTTTACCGGATTGTATTTCTGTGCGTCTATAAATAAACACGACTCAGAGAGTGTGGCAAATAAAATTGCAGAAACGACAGCGCAAAACATCAATACGAAACCAACGGAAGAAGAAATTGATCAGTTTGCTCATGATGCTGGTTTAAAAAACAAGAAAGAAAAATCGCCATATGCGGGGAACATGTTTGTTTATGACAATCTCATCAGAATTCGTGGCGAAATTCCGGCGGAATACCTGGCAAGAGTCCATCAGGCATTGCTTAAAAATTTGGAAACAGAATTATTTGATGGCAACACTAACGGTTTCTTCATGGTATCAGGCCTTGAGAAAGACTGGGATGCAGAAAAACGCTGGAATGTTGCTACATGGTTATTCAGTAACAGAGCCGCTGCACTGGAAGCTTCGGCATGTATTTGCGGCCTGTTCTTAACAGACCACAAATATAATCTGGATGTGTACAGTTATATTTACGCTGAACACGGTCCACTCTGGATTGACTGGTAATTATAAGGAAACACCAGCAGGGCCGCGGCGACCAACAGAACGATTAAAATCAATAATGCCATTATAAAGGACATTATTTAATTTATCGTCGAATGCTGATTCTGTGAGCCTCAACTCTGAATGAGTTTTTAATAACCCTGATTGCCTGAGTTGATTTACCAGGCATTCAATCTGTTTTTCAATAAGCGGATTTCTTTTTTTGTTTGGCATTTTATCCTCCATTGAGGTTCTGGGTTAAAAATGGAGACCAACACGCTGTCACGTGTGGTCGTGCGCCGGACACGGATAAGAATCCGGTACTGACAGTTTACTGAAAGGATATTTCCCTGAAAAGTCAGGGCATAACGCGAAAGCGTACGGCGAAGCTCTTTCCCTCAGAAGGCTTGTCGTTAGATTTCTTCGAACGTGCGCTTCCGGTTGTGGCACTCCGCGAAATGGCGCGGCGGTAAGTATGGCGGGGTTATTCCTTCCCCATTGAGGACACCGGGTTGTCAGGTTGACCATACGCTTAAGTGACAACCCCGCTGCAA